TCGTCTCCAACCCGGTTGGGTCGACTGAGTACCAACTGCAGCCGGCAAGTGCGGTGGAAACGCCATCGTCCGTGCGCGCTGACCAGTGAGGTGAGTTGGTGAACAAGACTGCCATCACGAGCCCCATTCACTCAGCCGTCAAGATCGCGATGGCCAGTGGCGGGAGTTCTGCACAGCCACCACAAACCGGCGAAGTGATCTTCGCCGATGACTTTGCCGGCACGCCCGCTCAGCAGGTCTACCAGCGCGCCGGATGGTCTGAGTGGGGCCTGACCGCGCAACGCGCCAAGTTCGTCATTCACTCGGATGGCGCGCAGATGCAGATGGTCGGCGGTGGCGCCAACGGTTACGCGGTCTACAAGGACGCCGCGACGGCGAACCACTGGGCCGAGTGCACGCTGGGCACCAACACGCTCGCGGCGTGGTGGATCGGCGCTACCCGGCAGGTTCCCTACACCAGCGGCGGCGTGTTCACTGATGGCGTATACGTCAACATCTGGTCAACCATCGGCATCCAGTTGACTCCTCGGTCTGGTGGAGTCAACGGCAGCACCGTCAGCATCGCCGCGGCGCAGTGCCCGGCTGGTACGTTCCCGCTGTGGCCGGGTGACATCGTCCGGGCCGACTGGAACGGCACCACCAAGGTGGTTCGGCTCTACAAGAACAACGCGCTGATCTACACCAGCGCTGCGCTGACAGTCGCCACCCCAGGCACCTGTGTTGGATTCGCCAGTACCAGCATCGGATACATCGACGCCTTCCGCGTTGCCGACAGCAGCACTTCCAACCTGATCGAGCCCGATCAGGTCGGCTTGGTGGTCAACCGCGACGCAGGCCAGACCAGTCGTGCACTGCCGATCACCGGCACCTACACCGGCAGCGCACCGGCCGCGGTGCAGTACCGCGTGATGACCACGGCAGGCGTGGTGTCTGGACTGGACTGGCAGGCGCTCAGCGGCGCAACCATTGCGGGCGGCGTGTGGTCCGGCACTACCGCACCGATCCCGACCAGCGCCGCGAACTGCTGGGTGGAGGTCCGCAAGTCCGATGCGCAGGCGATCACCGGCAAGAGCCGGCGCTTCTCGGTCGGCGTGGTGGTGGCGCTTTACGGTCAGTCCAACGCCACCCGGCAGCCCAGCGAGGCCACCAGCAGCACGGTTACGCCTGCAGCCGGCGCCTACTACTCGACGACCAAGAGCCCAACGCAGACCGCCAACCGCGCGCCGCAGGAGTTGGCCAATCGCATCGTGTCGGCCACGGGTCTGCCCTGTGTGGTGGTGTGCGACGGCCTGGGCGGAACGGCCATCACCAACCTCAAGCCCGGCAGCGCGACGTGGACCTCGTTTGAGGCCCACCTGGCCAGCTACGGCACGCAGATCGAGGCCATCTACTACTGGCAGGGCGAGTCTGATGCGGGCGGAAACATGACCACCTACCAGGCTGATCTGTCCAGCATGCGCTCGCGGTTGCATACGATCACCGGCCGCAGCGTCAGTACCTTGCGCTGGCTGCTGTGTCAGGTCGCCCGCAACACTTCGGTCAGCCCCAATACCGGAGTAGCCGCCCAGCAATGGCAAGACCTGCGCGATGCACAACTGGCGTGGTGCGTTGCGAACGGCGAAACGCTGGCCGCGCATTCGCTGGCCGAGGTGCAGGCCGACAGCCTGCACGTCAACGGCGAGGGCTACTACAACATCGCCCAGCGCGTCGCGCACTCGTTCCGCAAGTTCCTTGGTCAAGTCGCCAACGATGGCCGCGGCCCGATCCCGACAAGCGCGGCGCACACCAACGGCACCGACACCGTCACCGTGTCGTTCGACCTGAACGGCTGCACCAGCCTGGCGGCGAACACCGCACTGACCGGCTGGGAAGTCAGCGCCGACGACTTCGCCACGCTGCTGACCATCAGCAGCGCAGTGGTGAGCGGCAATACCGTGGTGCTCACGCTGTCCGCAACAGCCGGCGCCGTGAAGGTGCGCCATCTGTGGGGCGGCAACCCGGTGGTCACCAATGTCGTCAAGGGCACTGGCCTGGGCCTGTCTGCTGACATCCCGGCCGCTCCCTGCGTGCTGACCGCCGCTTGATCCCCATCACCTGCCGGTACATCGCATGACCCCATACCGCGAAGTCGTCCAGGATCAGGCTGGGAATGTCCAGCCTGGCCGAGCGGTGGCTGTGACGATCCATGGCGCCACCACCCCAGCGCCAATCTACTTCGATGCGGCTGGCCTGTCGCCAATTCCTGGCAGTGTTGTCACCACAGACGAAAACGGCGTGCTGGAGTTCTGGTGTGCTGGTGGGACGCTGACCCTGACGGTTGTCTCGACTGGGACGGTCATCAACAACGTATACATCCCGCCGACGATCGTCTCGTCGCTGATGTCGTCGCGCATTGCGCTTGCCAGCCTGGCTCTGGCTGGAGGGATTCCAAGCTCTGCAACCTCTGTGATGGCCGGGTGCAACACCACCCCAGGCGATGAAGGAGGGGTTCCGTTTCGCCGGTGCTCTGCGGCCGAGTTCGCCTCGTTTGGGTTGTCATCTGGAACGGCAGCGCTGGTGTCGTTTCTCGATGCAAGCGGCGACCGATGGATCATCGACACGCCGAACCCTCACCTGGCATCTGTCGGGTGCTTTGGGCAGCCTCTCGGTGTTGCGCCGATTGCCACCGTCGAGATGAGTTGCAAGCCCTACGTCGCTGCGCTCTCCGAGTTCCTGTCGAAGACCCGCCCCAACGGTGGAGTGATCCGGTACGGCCGCCGGAACTACTACTTCCACGAGGACACGCTGCTTGACGACTACGTTGGGATCTCAGGCCCGGAGACACAAGGACGCGAGTCTCTGGCGTCTGGCGAGATCGATGCCGTCGGCGGTGTGGACTTCGTGCCTGGGATCGTCCACCGCTCCTCAACGACGTTCGAGATCGGCGACAACTTCTACTCGGACTACCTGTGCGTGAAGAGGCAGGGTATTGCCCAGCACACCACGATGGCCGGAGCTCTCGACATGCAGATGTCGTTTGCGGGCATCGGCATCAAGAAGCGTGGCACCGGCTCTGCACGCAACGTCACGATCAGGAACTTCGTGGCCTACGGGTTTGAGATCGGCCTGGACGGCTACAAGATGCCGGGTTGCCGGATCGGTGACCACTACGGCGACTGCCTGATTCTGGTGATGCTGCGAGACAGCGGGGAAACCTGCTGGCTCAAGCCTGGCAAGCGCAAGCCGACGCTGAGCAACAACGAGACGATCAAGCCGCGCACGATCACTGTGACGGGCTTGTTCGACTCCGGCGGCTATGTTGGTCTCACGACAGCTGAGGACGTTGTGGCCAACGGGTTGACCACAGGGCAACGCATCGGGAACAACAAGCTTCCTACCCCATTCGTCAACCTGCGTCGCACGGTGACCGTACTGGGCGCCAACAGCGTCCGATTGAATGACGAGCCGTGGAGTGCGGCCTACTCGTCATTCACCCTCACCGACCGGAGCAACATCACCTTCCAGCCGAGTGGTGGCGCTGGAGTGACGGCGTTCTACAACGCATCCGGGAAGGTTGGTGTACGAACGGCCGTCGCCATGCCGTTCACAGTCGGCCACTACGCGATCCTGGGCTGCGGCGAGCTTGCACCTCGAGGATTCCGGCGCATCCATCAGGTCATCAGCACGACCGACTTTGTGGTCGACGTGGCATGGGATGCAAACCTGCTGTCGTTCAACCTGCGAGACGCTGAGTTGTCGGCCATGCCGAACAACCGGCGCATGTCGTCGGCATCCCCGTACTGGGGAACCACTGAGGCATTTGCGACCGCGCTCATCAACTGCGACGGCGCCCGTGTCGAGGTGGCCCACAAAGGAAACGGCGGGGTCTACTGCGACAGCGGGTCGGTCAACATCGAGATGGCCAACGAGGGCGGATCGATCGGCGAAACAGACCTTGATGACCCGGACTCGCGCGGGCTTGTCACAACCCAGCCTCGCACAGTCGCCACCGGGGCACTGAAGTCCACAGGCCTGGCCTGGGATGTGGTGATGGAGACGGCTGCCGACAAGTGCTTTGGCTACGGCATGCAGCTGACCGACAACGGCATCGGATCGCTGCGGGTGACAACCGGCGGGGTGACGATCGTCGGGGCCAGGACCAAGGGCGCCGGCCGACTGCTGGTGAACAACCCCAGCGGCGTCGACATCCTCGAAGGCGATTTCACATCAGCAAGCGTGGTCGGATCGGCCGCCGACAAAAAGAAGGTTGCCCTTCGCTGGCGGTCGGGTGATGAGGTCCGAGAGATTGCCGGGGTGTGGCAACAGTCGGTCTGGGATGCGTCCGGCAATGATCTTGTGGTCCTTCGACTCACAGAGAACGGCGTCTACGCGAAACCGCAGGCCTACACATCCACCGGGACTGTCGGATCTGCCGTTGTCACTCTGACGACGTACCACCACGGCTGCGACATCGAGTTGACCACGAACACCGCGACCGTGATCCTCGATGCAACCACGGTGCCTGATGGGTTCCGATTCACGATCAGGAACCACAGGCCTGCTGGCGACTGGACGATCCCGACAAGTTGGGGATCAGGCGTGGTGATGCAGTACGCCAAGGGCGTGTCGCACACCAAGCTGTCCGCCCTGGGGTGGGCTGATTTCGTGGTCCGAGATGTCCTCGGGACACGCTACCTGCTGATCCGCGGCGATACCGCCGCTTGAGGACCAAGACATGGCAATCACCGCAAGGTACATCGCTGACGGCGCGCTCATCAAGCTCAACCAGGCGACCGGAGGAACGTCAAGCCGGTACACCGACGCCGAGGCGCTGCGGTTCATCAATGATGGGCAACTGGCCATCGTCGGCCTGGCGCGCCGGGCCTACACCAAGCGGGTGGTCGCAACTCCGTCCGCCGGATCGTCTCGACAGACCTTTGCTGACCTGGGCATCACCGACGGCGTGTCGGTGATCGATGTGCCCAGCAACTACTCGTCGGACGGATCGGCCAGGACCACAGCCATCACCAAGAGGGACCGATCCCACCTGGACGATGTGCTGCCTTCATGGCGCACCTACACCGGCACGCCAAAGCACTGGTGCTACGACCCGGATGACCCCAAGGCCTTCGACCTGACACCAGCGCCGACGACGACCAGGGTGGAGGTGATCTACGGCGCCATCCCGCCCAGTGTCGGGGCCATCGGGAACCCTATTGCGCTGGACGACATCTACGCACCAGCACTGGAGGCCTACCTGCTCTATTCGTGGTGCAGCAAGGCGAGCGATCAGGGGCTGCAGGCCTTGGCGGTCGGGTACATGCAACTCTTCCAGTCGCTGCTTGGGATCAGGGACCAGAAGCCCGCAGCCCAGGGCGCCGCAGCCAATGCGAGGGCATCCGGCCAGGCCGGCGCGATCTGACGACAGGAACAAGGAGCACTCATGGCGATCATCATCGACTCTGGCGTCATCACCGCTTGGGAGTCCATCGTTCGGCTGATGGCCGCTCATCTTCCTGGCTGCCTGGACCAGATCATGGAGGACTACGCAAGGGATGCGGCCCGGCGGTTCTTCACGGACTCCAAGGTCTGGCGCGAGCGGGACAAGACGCTGGCTACGACCGTGATCGGCACGCGAACCTATGCCGTGTCTGGCATCCCTGGAAGCGCCCAGATCAGCGATGTGCATGTGGCGTTTGCCAATGGCCTGGAGGTCGACATCGGGCAGGCGGGTGATGAGGATGACGAGCTCGGCACAGAGACGAATGCCGTGTGGGTGGTGACCGCCAACCCACCCGACTCGATCATGCTCACTCCAGGGCCGGATACAGCGGGGATCGTCATCAAGGGCACCCTCTCCTACACCTCATCGAACAACGCGACAGGCATCCCGACCAAGGTCTTTGACCTGTGGGGTCGGGACATTGCAGCCGGCGCGGTGGCCGAACTGCAGGCCCAGCCGTCCAAGCCGTGGAGCAACCCAACGATGGTGGGCGACAACCGCCGCAAGTTCGATCGGGCTGTGTCTGATGCCTCGATGATGGGTGGGCCCATTGCGCGCAAGGGTCTGCGCACCAGGGGGTGGTACTGATGGCTCTGCTGGTCAACATCGGTTCGTTCATCGCAGCGAACTCGAACCTCAACCCGAAGAAGCTTCCCGACGGGGTGGGCGTCGATGCGCGCAACATCGACACGACGCACGGCGACATGCGCGGCCAGAAGGCGCCAGGGTTGGTGACCAACATCACCGGCGTCACCGGACAGCGACTGTCCCTGTACCGCTGGGGTCGGGACACGCTCTCCGATGTGGCGACCTGGGTGTCCTCATCTGCCCTGGTGGACTATGCCCGCTCGATGCTGGCCGGCGACACCACCGAGCGAACCTATCTGACCGATGGGGTCAAGCCCAAGTATTTCGACTCGACCAACATCGGCGGATCCCACCCCCATCCAACAGCGACCGTCGACACCGGCGTCCCAGCACCCAGCGCGGCGATGACGCTGGCCCTGGGCGTGGCCGGGACCGGCACGGATCAGACGCTGGTGTTCACCGACACCTTCTTGCGCGCCAACAACGACGAGTCCGCGCCGAACGCGGCCACTGCATCGATCACCGTCAAGGGCGGCTCGACGGTGGCCATCTCCAACCTGTCTCCTGTTCCCAGTGGCTCGCACGGCATCACCAAGCGCCGCATCTACGTCTACACCGGCACCGGGTCATTCCTGCGCACGATCGAGCAGGCGGCGGGCACGACGACGGCGACCTACACGGGGGTCCAAGGCGCGACCCTGGAGACTGGTGCGCGCGAGGATGTCGACCCGGGTTCTGCCTGGCTCACCCCTCCCGACAACCTGATCGGGCTCATGGAGGCCTGGAACGGCTTTCACTTCGGGTTTGTGGGCAACTCGTGGCAGTGCAGCGTCCCGTTCAAGCATCACGCCTGGCCGCTGAAGTACCGCGGTGTGATCCCGGACACCATCGTCGGGGCGGCCAAGTGGGGCCAGCAGATCCTATTGGTGACGACGGGTTACCCGCGGTTGCTGACCGGCAGCACCGCCAAACTGTCAGATGTGCCGATCTACTGGAAGCAGGCCGGCGTGTCTCGGCGTAGCGTGAAGGGTGTCGGGCATGGGGTCTGCTGGGCCAGCAATGACGGCCTGGCCTACCACGGCCAGCTGGGCACCCGGCTGCTGACTGAGGGAATCATCAGCCCGGAGGATTGGCGCGCGCTGACCCCGGCCAACATCATCGGCGCATGCTGGGGGCGCTACTACGTCGGCATCGTGTCGCCCACTCTGTCGTTCATGATCGACACGACCAACCCGGTCGGGATCATGTGGCTGGACTTCGGCGGCTACGGAGTGTTCGAGGACTCGCTGAGCGAGAACCTGTACCTGATCGGGGCGACCAGTGGCAGCACGACGCCGATCAACAAGTGGCGCTCAGGAACTACTCAGACGGCCCTGTTCAAATCCCGCAAGTTCAGGTTCCCCAAGCCAATCAACGCCGGATGGGCGAGGGTGGTGGCCAGCACCTACCCGGTGACGTTCAGCCTGTGGGTGGATGATGTGCTGGTGGTCAATGCCAGGGCCATCTCCAGCGAGGAGCCCTTCGAGCTACCCCCCACGCCGACAGGTCGCTACCTCCAGGTGCAGTTGTCCGGCGCCGGTCCGATCGAGGGCGTGGCCATCTCGGAAAGCCCGGGAGAACTGCCTTGAGCGACTT